GTGTTGGCTTGAAACGGGAAATCCAGACTGTAGAAATAGACCCCATGGAACCAGACGAACTTGCGAAGTGGGTGAACAACAACTTACCCTTTTTGGAGGGGACGGAGCAGAGGGCGATTGGGACTCTTGCGATGATGGTGAGGGATTACTCGGAGTTCATGGAGGAGAATAATACAGTAGATGAATTATTCAATATGTTCATATCCATGAGATATAAGGAATTGATGGACGGGGAACTGCATTAAGAGAGGTCAGTACGGCACCCAAAGGCGAGGGTGGAGGAACCCAGGATGCCGCACTGCCTCAAAACTATTGAAAACTTCTATCATACGCCGCTTTTAATTCTCTAAAAAAAGCAGGGTCTTGTGATTTAACCAAATCAACTCTATTTGACTTAAGAAGACCAGAATACACCTGAGCCTTCCTATCAAATGGAGAGTTTCTAATTGCTTCTTTTGCTGCCTTGCTAAAAACTAGCTTAGGCTTTCCATCTACTACTCCAAGCTCTTCTCCCAATGCAACGCCAGATGGGGCTATTATTTGAGGAGCAGAAATGCCATATCTTTGAGCTAATTTATTTGCAGCATCCGCAAATCTATCTGCCATTCTGGAGCCAACCTGCTGGAACCCAGTTTGACCTGCCAACATTCTCTGAAAATTTTCTGAAGCAAGCCCTCTTGCTAATCCTGCCCCACTTACGGCAATGCCAGCACCAAAACCTCCACCTGTTACAATGCCAGCACCAATGCTTGATAAAAGCAAACTATTAGCAAACAAACTTTCAAATATTGTAGGCTCTCTTGATACAGCTTGAACTGCTTCTTTAACAACCTTTTCTGATGCGCTTATTTTTTCAATCTGAGATTGAATTTCGGATAGATTGTTATCGTATTTGGTTTTTGCCTCTGCAAGTTTTATATCAAGTTCTGCTTTGTCATTCGCAGTCTTTCTTGAATCTCTATATTTTTTAGCCGCATCTGCTTTTTCTTTCCTAAGCTGTTTTGCGGCATCTACTTTGGCTCTTGATAATCTTGACTTTTCTTCAGAAATGGCATTATCAACATTCTTTTTTATGGTTTTAGAAGTGTCTAGGGCAACAGACTTAATCTGCTCATCTCTCTGAGCCGCAATATTTTTTATCTTTTGAGCTTCATCTTGATAAATTCCCTTACCTCTAGTGGCAAGCCTTTTTGATTGCCTTGAGTTTGCGCCTATCCAATCATCGGCAGAAAATGCAGATTGTTTTTTAACAGCAATGTTAGCGGCATCTTCCAGAGTAGACTTAACTCTCCATATCTCTCTGTCCTCTATAAACTCATTTCTTGCTTTTTTGCTTGTTAACCTTCTTAAAATTAAGTCATCAATATAAGTCTGTATTGGGTCTACAATTTCTTTTACTGTAGACCTATCCTCAGAAAAAGTATTTAAAAGCCTACCAATATTGCTTCTCATATCTACAAGAGTTTGACCAGAAACAAAACCTGACCTTTCTCCATCAAGAGCTTTGTTTAGAACTTCTCCAACATATGCGTTTACTCTTGCTGCTATGTTTATTCCTTGCGGGCCTTCTAAAATAGTTCTTTCTGGGGCTTTTTCTATTATCTTTGATATTTCTTTTGTAATAGCATCTGAGCTAACGCGAATACGGGCATTCTTGGACTTTTGAAATCCAAATGTTTTCCAAGCCGTATCAAGCTCTTTTAAAGCATCCTGCGGGCTAAGTGTTTGTATATCATCAAACAGCGTTGGCCTTGCCGCAGCAGGAAGAGAGTTAGCAAAAACTTTTGAACGAAATGCAGACTCAAGAGCATTTACTGCTTCATCAGCCTCTTTTACAGCATTTGCTTTTATGTTGTCTAATTCTAACTCTCTTGTATTTTTAAGCCCGTCTATTCTTGACGAGCTTACTTCATCAAGCTCTATATCTTTTATTCTTCCACTTGCGGTTAAGTCATCTTTAATATCGTCTGAAAGAAGCCTGGCTCTTTCTATAGCCTCATCTCTTTCTGAAGTTATAATTCTTTTAGATTGTTCTAACCTTATTTGTGCGTTTTTTAATAAATCCTCGCCCCTTTGTTTTAAAGCGTCTAAATTTGGAATCCTTGCAGTAATGTTTCTAGCTTGCTGCTCCATTAAACTTTTTGCGCCAAATGCTTTAGAAACTACATGACGATAAACAGGAGCAAGCATATGGTCAGTAAATGCCAATGAAACAAAATCTTTTCCTTTGCCTAACTGCTGTGCAACATTGCTTTGAAGAGCCTTGTTAACGCCCATCCCGATTCCAGTTAGACCAGCAGAAAATGTTCCTCCAAGAAAAGCAGAAATTCCAGCATTAGTTAGTTTTTCTTGTAAAGTATCTCCTTCAGCTCCAATTATTGCGGATTCCCCAGCAGCCAAACCAGCACCAAGAACAGCGGTTGGGGTTCTGGAGGCTATGTTAAACGCTCTAGGACTAAAACCTGATAGTTGTTGAGCAAGCCTTAAAGAATCGTCAGAAACCCCCGCAGTGCTTATCGCCCTACTACCCAAAGTTGTTGCAACCTGTTCTCCAGCTTCTCTAGCTAATGCTGCCTGACGAACATCTCTGGCCCTAGCCAGATACTGACCACCAAGAACGGACGCTGGAGAAGCTATACTACCAGCTATATTTGATACGGTTCCCGCAACGGGTCTTTCTTCTAAAAACCTTGCTTGCTGAGATTCTGCTCTTTGTAGCATTTCATCCCTAATTTCAGAAACAGACTTTCCCTCAGAGCCATACATACCAAATAGTTTGTATGTTCCAGCAGAAATCCAAGAGGCTATCTCTTCACCCTTGTTTAGCCACATTCCGTCAATAAACATTCTTGCGGTCATTAAAGAATCTTCTGTATCCCAAGACTCCTCATCTTGAGGAATCATTGAGGCAAGCTGTTCCCCAACTTGTTGTTCTGCTGATTGAGAAAAACTATAGTTGTACTTGCCTGTAGGATTTGTAGGGTCGTTGTAAGTCCCTTCTTTAATTGCCTTATATTTATCTACTGAAGACACCGTTATCTCCTACTGAGAAGAGTACATTGTTGGAACAAAACCAAATCCTGCTTTAAATCCAGAAAGCTCATCATCCATTAATGATTGCGCTTCTTCTTGACTTAAATCCCCATTTCTAACTTTAGCAGCTAAGTCATTTTCAACTCTTCTTAATTCTTCTCTTGCTGTTCCGTAAGCTCGTTTTCTTTGAGAAAAACCTATAGTGCTTGCATCTTTAAAATTTCCAGATTCTTGCTGCTCTAATATAAACGAATCCATTAATAGAGCGTCATCTTGAACATAAGAATTAATTCTTTTAGCGGTTTCTAAAAACTCTAAAATTTCTGCAACACTTGCGTTTGTAGAAGGAAATCCTTGAGAAAAAATAGCTATATCCCTGTCAGAAGCAACGCCAGGTGGCAAGCTATTTATAATTTCTTGATTTTTCTCTCTTTCAAAAGCAGTTCTTAAAAACGACTCATCATCTCTGGCTCCTACTGCTGATTTCAAAGCCTCAGAAAAACTAGAATAAAGACCAGCAGAACCTTCTGCTAAAAGATTGTTTTGGTCAATTATATTTATTGCAAAGTTAATTCTTTCATCAGAAAGCATCGCGGCATCAGAAGCATCATGATATTCCTGAACTCTAGTTTCAACTGCTGTTGGAATATTTAAAGGTTCTTGGTCTTCTGGCAATGGAGCATAATTTTTAAATTCGCTTGCTTTTGTTATGTTGCCATTATTAATGTTATCTTGAATAACCAATAGCTCATTACTATTTGCTCCATATTGAAGTCTAGCTGATAGCATCAAACTATCTTTTCTGCTTTGAACTGATGGCCTATCTCCTAAATCAACATCCTTCCAACCTTCATCTGTTCTAACTATGGCTCTTCCGCCAAAAATTATAGGCTTATTAGATGTTATGTCATCCAATTCGCTCATTCTGTTGTCGTAGCCACCAGACTGTATTTGTAAATTTAAATCAACCTTTTCTCTTGGCGACAAATGTTCAGAAGCGTCTACCTGCCTCATCATAGCGTTTCTTAAATTTTCTCTTTCTTGAACAGACTCTTCTGTTATTTGTGTCTCTAATCTTGTTCTTCTAGTCGTTTCAACACTTTGTTCTGTTCTTGCTAAATCAGCGGCCATTTGTGTAGCTGCTTGCTGTTGAGCTAATAAATCAGCTTGTCTTTGCCTAGTTACATCAGCAGCCATGCCACGCATCTGAGCAGCTTGAGTTCCAAGCCCTAAATTTCCTACAGCTTGTGCGGCTTGGAGAAGGCTTTGTGGGTCATTAGGGTCTACACCCTTTAGGGCTTCCTGAACCTTTTCAGACTCAGTTCTAACGTCTAGTCCTAACATTCCACCAACACCCCTACGCATTGCCTCTTGTCTTTGGGGCATTTGCATAGCTAAAGCAGATACTAGAGGAGCCTGAGTCCTAGCCAAGCCTGTAAGACCGCCAGTTAACTCTCGTCCTTTGAGTATCCCCTCTGTAAGCATACGCTGTTGACGCTGAGCAGGAGTCTCAATAATGTCGCTAAATAAAGATTGTATGTTAATAGCCATTACTAGCTCCGTTAGTTAGGGTTATAGCTTATTTCGCCAGTAACAGGATTATATTCAATTCCTGTATTACCTAATGCAAAATTACCTGACTGAGTTTGCTGGGCAGTTTGAGTTGTAGAACCACCTGACCTTTCAGCACTCAACAAATCAAACAGACCTTGATACTGCTGCTGCCTTAGAGCGTTTCTAAGAGCCTCAAATCCTAACTGGGATTCTATAGCAGATTCAGCAATACCAGCCTGCAATCCTAAACCAGTAGCCTGTAGTGAGGAGGCTAGACGCGCAGCTTCCAATTGAGGTGTAAGCGTTCTCAAGAGTTCCTGCTGTGGTGTGTAAGCAGTTGGGATAGCCTGCAAACCAAGCTGGCCCAATAAACCCATACGCCCACGATATTCCTGTAGACCCTGTAGAGTCTGTTGAGAGCGTAATGCCTGTTCAGCCCTAGCCTGTTCCATAGCAGATACAGCAGAAGCAGCGCGTTGTTCTTCTATGGCTTTATTCAAGGCAAGTTCTTCAGGAGTGCCACCAAACATAGAAGTTCGGACACCACCCCTACCCTGACCAAACAGTCTTTCTTCTAGCTGAAGTCTGGCTCTTTCTCTTTCAGGAACCTGCATAGCCTCTAGTCTTGAGAATATATCAGTTTCCCTAGCAGCCATTTCTCCAGCCTGAGGCGTTAACATTCCAATTACACCAGCTTGTTCAGCGGCACGTTGTTCTGGGCTTGCTAACAAATCAGTTGCATATTGACCAAATCCAGTCAAAGACCTTTGTAATGCAGCTTCTTCTGGAGATATTTGAGCAGTCATTCCTGTAGGGCTAAGACTAGCCATAGCTCCTGTAGGAGAAGTAACAGTAAAAGGCTTAAACTGCGCCTGCCTTCCTACTTCACCTAACAAACCGCCTTCATAAGTGGGTAAATCGGTAGCACCACCAAAGAATATGTTAGCTTCTTGACGGGCTTGGCCTATGTCTTTAATAGCTTTATCAGTCAGCATACCCTGACCTAAAGCACCTATAAGACCTGCACCAGCACTACCAAAAAAACCACCGCCGCCTTGACCAAAACCAAATAAATTTGCTGCTCCAGCACCAAGGTCTTTATAGTCAACAACGCCGTCTTTGTTTACGTCAAAAATTGACATTAGTAAGTCCCTCCATCAATAGTGCCAGTAAATGTTCCTGACACTGTGAGGTCAGCAGCAGTCGTAGTCCCCGTAAATGTCGGGCCAGCTAGATTAGCCTTAGTAGCTACCGCAGTTGCTATGTTATCAAATTCGGTGTTCACTTCCGTTCCCTTCACCACTTTAGCAGGATTGCCTGACACCAGGGCATCCTTGGCGGCAAAGTTAGTTGTCTTCGTGTAATCAGTCATTAGACAATCCTTCCAAGTAGTGCATGAATATTAAATTGTTGAATAGCTATAGACTTACCATCTACCGTAGTTTCAACTCCTACGGATACGACAGCACCAGAACCAGAAGCATTTATCTTCTGTCTGTTAATTAGGCTTAATGAAGAAGAATACTCAGCTTCAGTATTGTATTCTGAGATATTGTATTGGGCAGCGTTATTAGCAGGTAACGTATATGCTTGTTTCTTATAAGCGTTTGAATAATCGTAAGCCCAGTTTAATACAACTGTAGCCTCGGCCCCATCAAAGGTAGTTAAGTTAACCTTCTTAAGAAACTTAAGTACGGAGCTATCCCCAAATGCTAGAGGATGGGAGAAGTAACTTAGCTGATAAGAGCTTGACCCGTCTGTATAAGTATCATATTGAGCGATGCCATCTGCATTGCCAATATAAATAGTGTCATCCACCAGATTAGTAAAACATAGTGGTGATATTTGAGACCAAGTGGTAGCTCTGTACGAACCATCCTGCAAAGGAAATCTCGTATCAAACACATACACCGCTTGAAGGGACGGAAAGTTAACAAGAATAAACGCCTCTTTAGGCGAATAATGTAATGAGATATTTCCCGTTTCACTGGCTACTAGATTCTTAACGTCATTGTTGACGTTCTTAGATATATCCCCAATGGGTGAGGATTTTTCCTGAATGGTTCTTGCAAGACTTCTTACGCCTGAGCGGTCTAAAAAGATTAAATCCTTACCAGTAGATACAACGGCATCCCTAGATACGCAGCCTATGTTAGATATGGTATCCGCCAAGGTCATAGTAGAAGGAGAGTCAGCACCTTCGTAAATAAGGATAGCGTCCTTACCAAAGATAACTAGGAATCCATTGTGAGCAGATAGGGCTACTATTTCATCGTAACCATTGGGCCAGACTTTAGATACGTCTATAGAACCTGAAGACCCACCAGTCCAAACAGTTCCATCTAATAAATCACTCCAGTAGATAGTAGACTTATCTGTAGCAAAGTCAGCCACCCACAACCTACCAAAGCCCGCTAGGACTTCGTTACCCTGCGGAGGTGTACCCGCAGAGCCAGAATGAGAAGACATCTTCTGAACAGCAGCAGCGGCATTAGAATAGACTAAAGGCTCCTGACTTCTCTGAAAGAAATACGCTTTATCATTAAAGTTAACTATCTTCCAGTTATCATCTGAAACAGTATAAGAAGCGGGAGTCTCGTCAACTAAGGTAGTAGTCCCTGAAAATATTAAACTATTACCTGCGGAGAATACTTTTACATTCCCACCCGAATCCCTAAACTGGTGTACAGCTTCTATCCCATCAGAACTTCCCAATACAGAAGCTCCATTGGTAGACACCATAGAATAACCTTTACGCGCAGCAACCCGTCCCTCTTTGTCAATAATGCAGTTATCTGCAACTGACGCAAAGGTAGGGTCTTGGGCTAACGGGGCATCTTGAGTATTAATACCCGCAAAGCCTGGAGCCGTAATAGTTATGCTTTGTAGTTTCTGGGCCATTATCGTACCTGAAAGGTTAACTCAGACGGGTATCTGTTAGCGTCAAAAGCAATAGCGTCAGATAAAGAAGTAGAAGCTACAGCGAATTGTTCTGCTGCACTTTGACCACCTGTCTCACCCCTTTCCCTAAGAGCCATAGCGTAGGCTAATTGAATTACAGGGTTAGTGGGTACTGACAAACTATCTGAATCACTGGATAAATCAGCTTGGGGTTTAACAACGTCAAACCTTAAAGCGTATACAGCTTCGGGTTTTGGATAGACTTGAACTTCCAAATCCCTATTAGAATCTGTACCTACAAATGTGTAGTAATCAGGCGAACCTGATTGGGGAGAAGTATTGTAGGTTACGTTATTAAAATATTCTTTACTTCTTAGGTGCATGAACCTTTTAGACGTAGTGTTCATTACGTCCTTAATCACAGCCAAGTCACCACTACCTGTAAGTGAATAAGTATCCGTCCCACTTACAGTATTAACCGTTATAGAATCTCTAAGAGCAGTCCAGTCAAATGAGTTCTCAACT